GCGGCGCAACGTCGTGAACTGGCAGAGCGAACGGATCAACAACATGACCGTGCTGACCCGCGTCACGTTGCGCGAGGAATACGACGAAGCCGATGGACCGTATGGCACGAAGCAACGCGAGCGCTTTCGCGTGCTGATTGTTGAGGACGGGAAAGCACGGTGGGAACTGCACGCTGGCACGTTGGCAGACGCCAAAACGGGCACGCGCACATACGAAATGATTGACTCGGGCGACTTCCGTAACGCCGACGGCGCAGCGCGAAGCTCGCTGCCGATTGCGGTGGCCGCCCTGGGCGGTGAGGAAGTGGCGCACACAATGAATGCCGTGGTGCCGCTGCAGGGTGTCGCGTTTGCGAACTTGGCGCATTGGCGCGCTGCTACGTCGTTGACGTTCAACCGTGAAGTGTGCGGGTTTGAGCAGCTGGTCGTGACAGGCGACTTGCAGCGTGCTGCCGGTGATCCGATCACCGAAAGTCCGCGGCTCAAGATTGGCCCATTGGTCGCTATTCAAGTGGAGCGTGGCGGCAGCGTGTCGTATGTCGCTCCGAATGGCAACGGCTTGGCGCAGCTGCAAAAGTCGTGCGAAGAAAAGATGGAAGAAATGGACAAGCAGGGCCTTGGCTTTCTGGTGCCGCAGGTCAGCGGCTCGCCGACTGCCACGGAGGTTCGCGTGAAGGCGCACGCGCAGTACAGCACGCTGGCCGATGCTGGCGTGGCCGTGGCCGATGCGCTGAACTATGCGTGGGAAATCACGGGCTGGTATGCTGGCGTTGACAAAGCCGAGGTGCCAAGTCTGTCGCTCGCCACGGACTTTGCTGACACGAGCATGGGAAGCGATGTGATGAGCGCCTACAGCACGCTTGTTGAAAACGGGTTCCCGAAGCGCGTGGTACTGCGCGTGATGCAAGACGGCGGGCGCATTCCAGAGAATGAGGACCTTGACGAGTTGCAGGCAGAGTGGGACGGCGCATTGGAAGCGTTGCGTATGGTGCGCGATGAGGAAGCACGCGCACGGTTGCAAGAACGTGGGCCGGACGCGCTGAACACGACAGATGACAGCGACGGACAAACTGACGACGATCAGAGCGACAAGAGCGCGTCAGAAATACCGTCCGAGACGGCGGGCGATGATGACGCCAACGGCGACGTGTGATGACACCCGAACAGCTGTTGGCGTATCGCTACCTGCAACGCCTGTCCGAAGAACTGGAAGCGCCGCTGCGCGAGGCCATTCGCAAAGCGGGTTTGTCCATGTCGCGTGCGATGACACGCAAAGTGCTGTCCGCGCTTGCGGAAGGCGACGTGGAACGCACGGTGACGCTGCTCTGGAATGAGCCAGTGGTCCGTGCCGCATGGGCAAACGTGGAAGCGACGTACACAAGCCAGTTGATGCACGCGGGTCGCCGCTACGGCGTGCGTATTGCTGCCACTTACAGCATTCGCCTGTCGCCGCCAACGCTCAATCCGACATTGCTGCGCGCTGTGCGCAGCTGGCAAGACGATGCGTTTGAGAGGATCAAGCGCCAGCATCGCAACGGCATGCGATTGCGTGTGGCGGAGGTGCTTGAGGAAGGACTCGGCCCTCGCAAGGCTGGGGCGGCGCTGCAGCGCCGTATGGCACGTGGCGGCCTCACGGGCTACGATCACAGTATAGTGAAAAGCTATCGACGCCAGTTGATCGAGAATCCGGCACGTGCAGCACAACGCGCCTTGCGAGACAAGCGCTTCGACATGAAAACGCCGCGAGTGTTGACGCCGAAGGAAGTCGCGGCGCGTGTGGAGTCATATGAGCGCAAGCTCATTGCCTTTCGCTCGCAGACGTTTGCACGCACCTCGGCGCTGCAGGCAGCAAACGACGGGCAACGCGTTGCATGGCAGGAAGCCGTCGAAAGCGGCAGCGTGGAGCAGCAGCAGGTACGCCGCTATTGGGTGGTAGGCGCTGACGAACGCATGTGTAAAGTGTGCGAGCCAGTGCCGGGAATGAACGCCAACGGCGTCGGACTGAACGAGAACTTCCAAACGCCCATTGGCAGTGTTGCGGGGCCAGTACTGCACCCGAACTGCCGATGCACGACGTGGACGCGCATTGAGCGCGCCGAGTTTGTGCAGAGCATTGCACCGGGTATCGTGCGAACCCGTTCCAATCGCACATAACGTCACACCGCGCCACGGCGCAGGAGCAGAGACGATGGACAACGAGCAAAGCGTGCGCGCTGTGTGGTCAGCGGAGATTGAGCGGTGGCTCTGTATCAGAGACGACGGCTTCGAGCAATGGCTCAACGCAATGAACGCGCCGCATGAGGCCGGCGCAGCGAGGGATGCGTTTCAGGCGCGCCTTGGCGTGTCGTTTACGGTCAACGACGACGGCGCTACGGAGGCGTTCAAGACGATACCAGCAGCCAAACCCGCAGCGCTGGACGAGGACACGCCGGCCAGCATTGACGACAACACGGAGCACGTTGAACGCATCAAGCCTGCTGCCAAATCAGGCAAAAAGGCACTCTAGTTTCCCGCAGGACGATTGGACACCTCTAACCCACTGAGCACATGGCATTCGCAAAGAAAGCATTCAAGAACGCTGACGACATTCCCGACGATCTGAAAGGCGACAAGCTCGAACTGAAGGACGGTTCGTTTGTCGTGCTGACAGAGGTTGATGCTGGCGACAACACCGAGGATGTTGAACGGGTCAAGCGCGCACTCAAGGCAGAACGCAAGCTTCGCGACACGGCAGAGCAGACAGCACGAGACGCAGGGGCAACCGCAGAGCAGGCGACAAAAAAGCTGGAAGTCCTTGAAGCATCCGGCAGCGCGACGGACGAAAAGATTGCCAACATGCTCAAGAAATGGGAGGACGACAAGAAAGCCGCGATTGAGGCCGCCGTGAACGAGGTGGAGTCAAAGAACGCGCCGCTGCGCTCGCGTCTGACGCGCTACGAGTTGGACAACAAGCTGGCCGAGGCGTTCATTGGAAAGGGCGGTCTTGACAAGCGCAGCAAGCGTGCGGTGACGCTCGCCAAGCAGGAAGGCTGGCAGCTGGTCGACGGACAGGTAGTGCGCAAGGATACAGAAGGTGAGATTATGACGCAGACGATGGACGAGTATTTTGGCAAAGAGTTGCTTCAGGAGTTGCCCGAGTTTTACACCGGCTCACAGGCACGCGGCGGCGTTGGCGGCGACGGCAAGGGCAAGGGCGGCGATCCTGTTGGTGGACCCAAGGACAAGCCGCCCACGAGGTGGACGAACGAAGAACGGGCTTCGTTTATCACCACGAACGGCATTGAGACGTACATGGGACTGCTCAACGCTGAAATGACAGCGCCGGCGCCGAAGCCGGAAAAGTAGCGCCAACGTTGAAAAGCCAATGAAAACACAGTGCGGCCGGTCGCTCTTGCGTGATCGGCCGCACAGTGGTACTAGTAGTGAGTCGTGCGCGGCGTGATGCCCCGCGACACGTTGAGCGATGCGTGATGCACGTTCGGCGCCTTGCTGGAATCCGCAAGCGCACCGATGTAGCTCCGCTGGTGCGCCGACTTGGTGCCCTCAACCCATCGCATAATGCGCAATCTTTTCAGTTGGGCGACAGTGTTTGCCCTGCCCGTGGCCGCGCTCTGCGCCTTTGCGGGCGCTTTTGGTCCCGCGGCCCCTTTCGATTTCAGCAGCCCTGAGGCACTGGTCGGCCTCCTGTTCATTGGCGCGATTGGTAAAGCGTCGGACATGGTGATCTATCAGGCCGAGTTTCAGACCGGCATTGTCGAATCGCTCACACAGTTTCTGCAGGTGTTCAACGCCAACACGCGTGGCGCTATTCGTCTTGTGCCGAACGCCCTGAAAGGGCACTACGGCAAGGAAGCATTCTTCAAGGACATTTCCGGCCTTGTCTCGCGCCGTGACATCACCAGCACCAGCGCGGTAACGCCGCTGGCGATGACTCAGGACGAACAGATCAGCGTGAAGATCAACCGAAAGGTCGGTCCTGTGGCGCAGACGCTCGACGCCATGGCGAAGGTTGGGCTCACTGAGGCCGATGCGTCGCGTGCGTTTGGTCAGCTTGCCGGCGAGCACAAGATGCGCGACATGCTGAACACGGCGCTGCTCGCGCTGGAGGCGTCCATCGCTGCTCAGGCCGCGCTGAACTACGATGTAACCGGCTTAACCAACAAGCTCGCCACCACCGCATATCTGCAGGGCGCGCTCGCCAAGTTTGGCGATGCACAGCAGCGCATTGTGTGTTGGGTCATGCACAGCAAGCCGCACAGCGACATCGTTCAGGATTTGATTTCTGGCGGCGTCACCGGATTGTCCGACATCGTGACGGTTCAGGGCGCAATCCCTGCGCTGCTTGGCCGTCCTGCGGTCATGACGGATTCCGGCGCGCTGACGGACGCCAACGGCACCTCGCCGGACACGTACAACACGCTTGGACTCGTGCGTGACGCTGTGGTGGTGGAGGAATCGGAGCCTGAGCGCTTCCACACCGATATTGCCACCCTGCAGGAGAACCTGAGCCGCACGTGGCAGGCTGAGTACGCCTACAACGTCAAGATCAAGGGCAGCAAGTGGGATGTTGCCAACGGTGGCGTCAACCCGGCGGACGCCGCGCTTGGCACCGGTTCGAACTGGGATAAGGTCGCAACCGACGACAAGAACACGGCCGGCGTTCGTCTCTTGTCGCAGTAAGCAAATGCGCGTCGTGGTATTCGGTCGCACGCATCAACTCGGCATCGCTGAGTTGATGACGGGTGCAGCACAGCTAGACGGCGTGAAAACGTCTCTGGTGCGCGCTGCGTATCGGGCAGCTGATCCGCTGCCTCCGGCAGACGTGGTGATCCTGTCGGGCATCCGGGGCGATACGGCCGAATACCTCGCCGCGTATCGGGCGCAGGGCACGAACTGCCTTGTGCTTGAGTATCCGCGGCTTCGCCTTGTGCCTGAGCAGGCGACGCAGCGCGTAGGCTTGTATCCAGACACGCTGCAAACCTTGCCGCTGACGGTAGGCAATGACGCGCACGCGCCGCCTGTGTTCTCGCGGCGCAAACGCACAACGATTCGCCGCGTGCTGGTCTGTCAGCAAGTAGCACGCGACACGTCGCACGACCTGAACGACACGCAGTTGCAGCGCGTCACGCTGCACATGGTACGAATGGCGCGGGCGCACTTTGGTCCGAACGTTCGCATAGCGTTGCGCACGCACCCGACAGCGCCACAGGCGTTTGCAGAGGCAGTAGCAGAGGCAGACAGCGTAGACAACGGTGCCGCGTCAAACATTACTGACGCGCTGCAGCAGGCAGACGCTGTGGTGAGCTACAACAGCACGGTGGGATGGGATGCAATCGCGCTCGGTGTGCCGACGATGTACATGGCGCCCGAGGATCTTGTTTCGTGGTCAGACTACGGCTCGCCGCTTTCGCAGGGCTTGCGCGTGCTCGACGCGTCGGAGCGTCGTTTGGCCTTGTTGCGTGCGGCGTCGTGTGAATGGACGTTCTCTCAGCTGGAAGCGGGTTTGCCGCTTGCTGTGCATCTTGGGCTTGCGTCATGGCCGGCCCCGCAGTTGGTCGAGGCTGGCACGCAGCCGTTCACCACTACGGGGGAGTAGCATGCCGCTTGTTGTGACGCCAGAGGACGGCACGGGGCTTGATGCGGCCAACAGCTTCCAGTCTGTTGCCAATATCACGACACGCTTGGAAGGCGTGTTGTTTGCGGCAGCGTGGACGGCTGCGGACAGCACGCTCAAAAACGTGTGCGCGGTTGAGGCCACCGCCGTGTTTGGCCGTCTCGACTGGAAGGGTGTGCGCGTCAGCGAGACGCAGGGCACCGCGTTTCCTCGCACGGGCATTATCACGCCTGACGGCTTCACGCTTCCCGATGACGAACTGCCCGCGTGGCTGCTCGACGCACACGCACGGCAGGCGTTGCATCTGTCAGCGCTCACCACGACGCCGTACACGGACACGGGACTTGAGCCAAAAACGCCCGTCAGCGTTTCCGTGATCACGCTGACGCCAGCAAGCGGTCCAAGCATCTTCGCGCAGGAAGTGCGCACGATCTTGTCACCGTATTTGCGCAGCGGTCAGGGCCAAATGCAGATTGCGCGATGCTGAACCTATCCGGTCTGTTGAACACGGCGCTGAACGTTGCCGAAGCACAGGGCTTGATGGGCACGTTGACAATCAACCGTCCTGCTGGCACGAGCATTGACCCGACAACGAACGTGGCGACCGGCGGCGCGCTGGCGCAGACGATCCGCGCCGTGCAGGTCAGCCCGACACGCTTTCGCACGCGTGGCGGCGCATGGACAGCAGCTGACACGGTGATGCTGGTGCGTGCTGCTGAGTTGCAGTGGACGCCTGTTGTTGGTGATCTGTGCGTGTTTGGCGGCGACGATTTCACTGTGATTGAACGCGAAAAGATCAACGTGGACGGCCTCGCGCCGCTCGCGTGGGAGTTTGCGCTTGGGGGGCAAGGATGAACATAGACCGCAGCGGATTTACCAGCGTTGTCACGCGCTTTACGGAGGATCAGATCAAGCGGGGCGGAAAAGAG